ATAGAATTTTAATCGGTGGTCTTCTGGAATCATTTCTAAAGTCATTGAATCTCTGAAAACTCTATAAGTTCCTTTCGGTCCTATTCCACTTTTGACAACAGTATAACATACATTGTTTGGTGTTCTCATTCTATTAAACTTTTCATTGAATCCTTTATGACAAGCAATGAATTGCATATCAGGCATTACATCTTTAAGTCTTACTTTCTTTTTCATAGGGAATGGAAAACTTGGGAAACCTTTAAGGTCTTTTCGTACTCCCATTATAATTAATCTTGTTCTTGTTTGTGGAACTCCATAGTCCTCAGCATTGATTAATTTATATTGTACTTTATATCCAAGATTTCTGAACTGTCCCATTATCGTATCTTCTGATAAGTCTGCTGGGTTGTTAGACCCTAGTATTTTCTTGTTTGGTTCTATTGCTAGTCCTCTAACATTCTCAGCAATAAAAGTTTTTGGTCTAAGATCATCAAGGATTCTAATGAACTCATAAAACAAATCATCTGTTCGTTGTTCAATACCTGAATAATCTCTTGCTTCTCCCCAATGTTCTTTTCCCAACCCATGTGTTTCTTTTCTAGTGAATCCTACTCCAATAGTACTAAAAGATGCACAAGGTGGACTACCATCTAATAAATCAAGTTCACCTGGTTTCATTCCAATTTGTTTTAGAATATCTTCTCCTTTTAGTTCTCTTACATCTTGTGGAAAAATATGAGTATCTGGATAGTTTGCAGAATAAGAATCCCTTGCAGATTCTACAAATTCATTGATTGCTAGAACTTTTCCTCCTGCTAATCGGTATCCAGTAGAAGAACCACCACCTCCGGCAAATAAAGAAACTACTTTAAATAGTTCTTTTGAACTTTGTTGATTGACATAGTTCATATCATAAAAGTATGGAAATTCTAAATTCATAAGGTAAAGTTTATATACTTATTAAATCAAAAAAAAGGAACTAATATTTTAGTTCTCTTTCTATTAATTATTGTTTAATCTTTGAAAGTATATCTTCATATATTTTACCAACTATATACTTATAACAAAGTGGTGCAACGGCTCGACCTAATCTTTCTATCTTTTGTTGATAGTCATCTCCTAAGTAATAGTCATCAGGGAATCCCATTATTCTAATTGCTTCTTTGACAGTAAACTTTCTATCATCCCAATGAGTAATACTAGCAGCAGATATACAACCAGCACTTTGTGTAAGAACATCTGAATATCTATCTGGACTTTGTTTCATTAGCGAAAAGTACTTTGTAGATTTCCCTCCTGGTTCTAATGTCTTCACTTCTTCACCAATAGCGAATCTAGAGATATCACATTCATCCATTTCTGCTTCAGTATGTTCCAAGTCAGCAAAGGCATCTTTAAGTTTAACAAAACCATCAAACCCTTCGTGATATTCAATCTTTAACTCTGGATTCTTTTCAGCGATATCATTTCTAAGTCCAATGAAAATTGTTCTTGGTCTTGATTGAGGAACCCCGTATTGCTTTGCAGTAATAACTTTGAATCGTACTTGATATCCTGTTGATTTTAATGCTTCATAAATTGTATTCTTATAGAAACCGAACAAATCTAATTGCTCTCCTCCTAATAAGTTTGCTGCAGAACCAATAGTAATACCTTTTACATTTTCTGCTACAAATACTTTAGGTTTAACTTCATCAAGAATTCTAACAAACTCGAAAAACAAATCATCTGTTCTTTGTTCTTTGTCACTATACTTCTTAATACGACCCCATCCTTTTTCTCTTAAACCAGCAGTACTGAAACTAGAACATGGTGGACTACCATCTAAAATATCTAACTCTCCTTGTTTAAGATTGAATTTATCAAGAATCATTTGTCCTGTTAATTCTCTTACATCTTGTTTAAAGATATGAGTATCAGGAAAGTTCGCTTCGTATGCATCTTGTGCCGCAGGAATAAATTCATTAATACCAAGTACTTTACCTCCTGCTAATCTATATCCCAAAGAAGAACCGCCACCACCGGCAAACAAAGAAACTACCTTGAATAGTTCCTTTGCTGATTGTTCTTTGACATGTTTTAAGTCATAAATAAATGGTTTCATTTGTTAAATTTCTTTATAGTTTAATTTATTATGTTCTAAATATTCTTTTACCTTAGAACATTTTATTCCAAATTTATCTGCTATTTCTTTCACTTTTTGTTTTTTGTTGTTTAATATTATAAACTTGTTCCAATTCCACATACCAGTTGTTGGATAAATGGCGGATTTTGTTCTTGGGTCATCTCTTTTAACCTTAATAAAACTACCATTTTCATCTTTTATTGTGACGAATCCGGTTGCTAAAGGAACAACTTCCCCTGATAAATATCTAGGGTCATTCTTAACAACATTGAAAGTATTTCCCTCTTTATCCCTAACTGTAATTTGTCCCGATGCAGTTGGTACCAGTTCTCCAGATAAATATCTTGGGTCATTTTTATCAACTCTAAATGTATTATTATTTTTATCTCTTACGGGAACGGTATCTTTAGTTACGTGTGAATATTTATCAGAATCTTGGTAGAAAGTTTCTTTATCTATCTGTTCATTTTGTCCTGTTTTATTATTTCGCACATTTACTTTATTTGTGCTGATGTGTACTAAATCTCCAGATAAATATCTTGGGTCATTTTTTGATACTGTAGTTATGTTACCATCAGAATCTTTGACTTTTACAGTATTAGTCACTACGCTAACAAGTTCTCCAGATAAATACCTTGTGTCATTTTTACAAACATTAAACGTGTTACCATCTTTATCTTTTACGGTTACTTGTCCAGTCGGGGAAATCATAGTAAAATTAGAAAGATTATAACACATATATATGTTTTTGGCATCTATTAATTTTAGTAACTTAAATTCAAACACAAATGCGGTTTCTCTAGTTCTAAAAAACCTAAGTCTTTCGTGTTTAAAATTTTCTTTACCGTATTTTTTAATGTCTATTTTTAGTTCTTTACTGCTACCCAAGTAATTCTTTCTTTTAGAACCACTACCATAGTAGAATTTATTGTTAATAAGATTGGTTGTTTTGTAGAAGTAAAAGGGTGTTTCTTTACTCCATTCTCGTGAGATTAAATACATTAATAAGATTTATTTTTAAAGAAAGGAACTATTATAGAATGTCGAGTTCTAAGTTCCTTTCTGTATTTAATCAAACAATTTCTTTTTGTAAAATCCATGCTTTAAATGCAAGACTTTGCCAGAAACTAACAATTTTAGTAAACCCTGCTTCATTGAATAATTTGTGGTTTTCTTTCTTTGTTAATGGACGCATCAAAAATCTCAAATCAACTTGTTTGTTCAATATATCGTGAGACTCAAAACTTTTTCTTTTAAAGTCATAATGACTGAAATTAAGAACATCTTGGATATATCCATCTTCTAAGAAGATTTTTTCTGATATGATGATTGCTCCTCCTGGTGCTAAATTGTCATACAACTCTTTTAAAACCTTTTGCCGTAACGGGATAGGTAGGAATTGTAATGTGAATAGACAAGCACCAAAACAAAATGGTTCAGCAGACCAATCTTGCAAATCCATATTGTAGACATCTTCTTGTCCTTCAGTAAGATTCTCTGCTTTATCTATTCCAATATACTTAGTATTGGTTTTGTTATGCTTTTTGAGATTTCTGATTAGATTACCAGTGCTGCAACCAATATCATAGACAACAGAATCGTCTTTGATAAAGTAAGTACTGATATTCTTAATGTGTTCAATTAATCCTGAATAGTTTTGTATTGATAAATCAATGTGTCCATCAAAATCTTCAATGGTGTCAAAACTGAATGGTTGTTTGGTGTTATCTTTACTCATTATTTGTATGTGGTTTGTGCGATTAGTAATAAATCTTTGCTATTTTCTGAAATAATTCTTGTTATATTTCCGAATCTCATATATTGAATCTCTACCTGAGAATCTGTTAATGTCTTTAATATAGTCATTAATTTGTTGGCATGCAAGACAAATGAAACATTATCTTCACAATTACAATTCATTTCTAAAACAGTTTTATCATTATCATAATAAACAAAGTTAGTCAATGACAGATTGCCATCAATAGTGAATCTAACATAGTCTCTAATCGCATCACTATTTGTTGATGGATTGTTGACTAATTGAGTCAAGTTTTTGATTAGAGTTTTTCTATGTAGTTTGATATAGTGCGTTGGTTTGATTGTCTTAATGAATTCAAATGACAAATTGGATTTACCTACACTGATACATAAAAACGAAAGATTCTTATAATCAATCTTCAACGAATCATTATCATCTTTAGTTACTGTACTAATATTAAGCATGTCATTGACAACTGCCTTACTGCCGAATAACGATTTTCCTGTAGTCTTAATATTTCTGGTATTGATCCCCAGATAATCTACAAGAGGATTGACATCTACAATCATATTGACAGTGTCGGGAAATGTCTTTGTTTTTTTCAATCGCATGATTGTAGCATCTGATGCAAAGAGAGTTCCTTTTCTAATATGAAGTCCAGTTAATTCTGGTCGGTAGTCATCAGTATTGTAGAACTTAGTAAATTCAGAAACTGCTTTAACAAAGTTATTGGCAGATATCTCATTTGATTCAGTTTCATTATCGAAATCAAAATCAAATGGGGTTTCATCTACAATACTTTCATCAGATTCTAATATTTCTTCTAATGAATTGTATAAAGAAATATTGGGAATCTCTAATGCAGATTCAATACTTACTTCATTAGTAGAATAGTAACCAATTGTATTGCCCACATAAGTATATACAAATAATTTATTCCCTGATGGTAAAAGAAAAACAGGATTGTTGCCGGAAAATTTCTTAAGTTCACTAAACATCTAATATTTTTTTAATATTCGGGGTTTCATAATTAACACCTTTAAGTATTTTGCCATCTTCTCTAAAGATTGGATTTCCTTGTTCGTCCAGTTTAGACATATTACTTCGTTGTATTTCATCAAACACTTCTTCAATTTTGTGTTGCATCCCATGTTTTAGGATAGTTCCACAAAGAATGTATAATTGATCTCCAAGAGCATCTGCAATTTCTACAAGATCATCAGTGGCACATGCCATTAAGTACTCTTGTGTTTCTTCAGTCATTAGTTTATGGCGTAGAATGAATTCTTTTTCTTCTATTAGAGTAGGTTCATCTGCTTCCGACACGTTAAATGTCTGGTGAAATTTTGAAACGGAATCTAACTGTTTTTTCATAAGTCTTTCTTTATAGTTATTAAAACAAAAAAAGGACTAAAATATTTTCTAGTCCTTCTTAATTTATTATCGGGTATTTGGTTATTACTTAGATGATATGGAAATTTTAATATTATCAATTTCGATTGATCCATCTTTATGTAGTTTATCCATTTGGTCAGATGTAATAGAAACAGAATGTTTACAATCTTCCATTTCATTTACTGATTCATCTAGTATTTCACTACCTAGCACATCAAATGTTCCATATCTAGACTCTATTGTATATTTATTGCCTCTTTTTTTAATAATCTGTCCTTCGATTTGTCCGTCCGTTTCTGGAGTACTAAAATTAACAATAGACCCAATTGTCATTTTACCTTCGTTGATTGTTGATTCATAAACAACGATACCGTCTCCGCCATATGACCAAACAGCATTTTCGCCATGTTCAGAATTATATGCCGCGATAACTTCATCATTATCACTAAATTCATCTGATGCCATTCCAGAATCATCATAGTCTTTAAGGTCTTTCATTTTACCCGTTGAAATGACTTCCCATTCCATGTCATTATAATCAGTAGCAATGTCTCCTGCTTTTACTTTATTGAACTTCTTAACTTTCTTTGCTTCGTTAAGTTCGTTATTTTCATTTAAAAACTCTTCAGGTCTTTTCATATTCTTGTTTATTTTCTTTATTTAACTTGCATGCATGAACATGTCTTTTGTTGCATCGTACAATGGATTGTTCTTATGTAGTAACAGCAGACAAAAAATTCATGTAATGCTTTTATAGTCTATTTAATACTAGAAGGTAATGACATAGAAAAAACTTTTTTTCTTGATTGGTCGTTTACCATTGGGAGTTACTAAATCATTTGGTTTCAGAACAGTAATTTGGTTGAATGTTTTACAACCTTGTACTCTGCCTTTATTCAGTTCTACTTGAGAAATGAGAAACCAAGTAGTTCCTTTTTCTTTTTTGAATCTACTTTCATATCTATATGCTACTGATCGTTCTTTTTTTAAATCTTTCTCAAAGAACTTTTTGAACTTAATCATTCCAGTAGACCTGATTATACCACCAACAGAATCTCCAATTAGGACATCCTTTACTTTATTCTTTTCTTTTGGAGTCTTTGGTTTCTCTATCCACAGATAGAACCCATCTTTTTCTATCGTTGTTATTTTTTTCATATACCAATTTCATAAAGGTTATCCAAGTATCCATCTGGAGTAAACGGAATTTTTGCTGAAAGATAACTAGTTAGTTGCCTTTCAATATAATCATAAACATTAGTCTTATAAACTCTATTAGTTCTGTCCAGAATGTCGTCTATTCTTTTCATTTTTTGGTTATATACTTCTAGAATATCAATATCACTAAACTTGTTGTAATCATTTCTTGTTGCGAGAAATTTAACTACTAATTTTTCATTTCGTTTAGTAGTATAGATATTGATAGTTTGTGTGTAGATCATATAGTATGTTTTATAGATAGATTGCTTCGTAAAGTTTTTGTCTTGATGGTAAAATTAAATTATCTTTTGTTGATTGATATACTGAAATATTATCATAGTTATCTAAAATAAATTCAATAATTGTTGATGATTGAGTCGGTGTAATTAGGATGTTAGCAAGTTTTTCTTGATCTTTATTGAAAGTTAGTACAAACCAGTCACTATCTGAATCGTCTATAACGACTTCGCTAGTTAATTGTAGTATTTCTGTAGGCGTTGAATCCATAGTGTTCCTGTCTTATATACTATTTAAATATATAATCTAACTAAATTATTTTATATCCAGAAAATAATTTCAGATAGGATTCAATCGTAACCCCATTTCCATCTACTTTTCTAATATGTCCACCACAGTTCAACCATTCTTTGACTGAACGTTGACCTACTAAATGAGCAGCGCCTATTATTCCGCTCTCGGTGATATAAATATCATTGACATATGAATCTTTATAAGATTCAATACAATTCTTCAAGTATCTTCTATTCTTCTTGATATACTTTCTAATGGCAATATCTTGAAGGTATTCTGGAAATACTGTACTATCCTTTCTAAATGCTTGAGATGTAATGGAATCCATTCCAATATCTTTTAGTGCAAGTTTACCTATTTGATATTTTCCCATATAACCAAACCGGTTTACTATTTTCCAATTTCCTCTGGATTCTCTCCAAGCAAGTTTCTCTAGGAATACTTTGAATGGTTTAAGTGTATCTTTTGTGTGTTTAGGGAGTGTATTGATAGTATTACAGGATTTCACTATTTTAACTTTAGAGGAATGACTTTCTGTAATTAGTTTTGGATGAAGTTCTGCGGAATTCGTTTTAAAACCCAAAACAGTGCACGAAATTACAACTAATACTATTTCTAATATCTTTGACATAATTATAATTATTTTATTGGTAGTGGTTTAGATATTAACTATTAAATGATTCGATGTGTCCTATCAATTTGTTCATCTCACTTTCTGTTGGTTCAATAACAGCTATTATGTTTTTAAAAGTTCCGTCATCTATGAAACCAACAATTTCAGTTTCGCTATCTGTAACATCAAATACAAATCTTCCTTTGTATTTTTCATTAAGAGTTTTTACTATTTCTGTATTTTTCATATTCTTTAGTTAATATACAACTTAAATTTGACTTTTGCAAGTTTTATTTTAATAAATGTTATAATTATTTCATTGATCCATCTATGATGATCTCAATTATTATAATGTGTATTTAATATTGTTTGATTACGGCATGTACAGTATCATAACTTCCCAGAATGCAACTAAGAATTCTGCTAGTAAATCAGTAACGTAATAAATTTTAAATAATCTAAATCCATTTTTTACATTGCTCATGGGATTTCACTTTAATATGTTTTGGGGTTCTTTGATTGTTTTACCTCTTTTGGATAATCTTTTTTTATTTCGTTATAATATTCCTTACAGATTGTTTCTACTAGTTCTTTTTTATCACTAGAGATTTCTTTTCCGTAGTAGTCTTTGTATATTGCTTCGTATGCTCTTGCCATAGTGTTTCCACCCATACCAATACCACCATTTGATTCTATAACCCAATACTTTCCATGTGTATCTAGCATTATATCTAGTGCATAGAAATCTTGTTTGAAATCCTTTCTGAAATCTTTGATAATATCAGTAACATCATAATCTCCTTTTTCTAAATCTTGCTCTACATATAAGAAACTCAAAGATTCTTTAGGGTCTTTAGTTGTTATTGTTTTATTGTCTGCTTCAATTGCAATTCTTTCATGAACTAAAAATAAGGTATCTTTAACAAACACAAATCTATATTCAGTATCAATATCTTTAATCATTTCACTAAAGGTATCTAGATTGCAGTCTTTTTTATCTATCTCTTTTTGGCAATCTTCCATGTTGTCAAATTTCATTATGCCAACACCTGAATGACCTTCACTAGGTTTTGCAATAATAGGAAATTCCAATTTAGATATGTCCTTTTTATCAAGTACTGTTTTTGGCAGCCAGTCTTTATCTCCCAAGGTATTGTGCCAGTCTGCTTTTTTAAGAGTTTTCCTAGCTTCTATTGTTTTATTGTAAACATCAGATTGTTTAATACCTTGATCTTTCAATAATTGAATACCATCTTTGTCAGTACCAAAATAAATTAATATAGGTGCATCCTTATCAATAGTAGGAATATTTTCATCTGAAACATGAATCAAGGTATAAAAATTATCAGTTGCAGTTGCAATCAATTCTTTTAGTTTTTTACTTTCAACGGTAGATTTAACCGCGCCAACCTTTATCCAAGTAACTTTATCGTTTTTATCTTTTGCTTCAAATAAGAACTGTCTATAATCTTTCATTTATTGTAAATTACTTTTCTTATTTACTTTTAGTCTTTCGTAGACTTCATCGGGAGTATAGTACCATCTCATTTTAATTTGCATTTCTCCTATTAACAGTCTCCATATCAATTTTCTATTTAGATAGTTGTCTATATCGTTACGAAATTCCCACATTCTCCAAAGAAAAATAAAAGGAATGACAAGATACCATCGGTATCTCCATATCTGTACTAGTTTGTTACATTCTTGGAATCTTTTCATGCTGCTATTTATAAGGTTTCAAAAACAAGTCTCCTACCTGAATTTCTTATATCAAACCAAGATGATTTCCCTTTATAAGCATATTCTATTTCACTTTCTGTTATTTGTCTATAAAGGAATGCTTCATTGTGTTCGAGTTCTTTATTGTCAATAATCTTTATAGACTTGTTTGTATTATCAATATTTGCAATAAGGTCTTCCCATACATAAGAATCCATATCAACTTCAAGATATTGTGCGGGTCCTATTCTACTATTAATAGCAATTTCAGAACTCATTTGGCACAGACGAACAAGTAAGATTCTCCATAGTTTTAAATCTTTATTGTTAATACACATAGAAGGGTCTGGTGGCATACCTATATGTTCCATATACAAACGATTAAAATTTTTAAAGTCCATTTTCATACTGCTATTGGCATTTTTATAGATGGATGTGCTTCATACCCTTCAATTTTAAAATCCTCAAACTGGTAACTGAATATATCTTTTGCTTTGTTCAATACTAATTTATGGTTACATTCTTTAGATTCTCTTTTAAGTTGTTCTTTAATTTGCTCTATGTGATTAGAATAAATATGAGTATCTCCTAAGTTACCAATCAATTCACCTGGAACCATGTTAACTTGCTGCGCAATCATTTCTAGTAACATTCCGTAAGATGCTATATTAAACGGCAAGCCCAATCCTGTGTCGATGCTACGCTGATGCCACATTAAACTGATTTCTCTTTTAGGAATATGTTTATAAAAGTTATCTAAAGTATAATGAACTTCATCATAAGTATCACTAGGACCATTCATCGGTCTTACAGCAACTATAAATTTTTTCTTTTCATCTTCACTTAATAATTCAAATCGTTCATTACTTGTCAATTCTCTAGTCCAAACTTGAAATCCATAATGACAAGGCATGAGTGCCATATCTGGTAGGTCGTGTACTGCCCAAGCACTTACAATCATTCTACGACAATCTGGTACAGTATTCAATCTATCAATTAGATTTTGGATTTGATTAATACTATTTGCTCCTTTACCAAAATGTGGTAAACCTCTACTTGTATCTTTATTCCAATTAACCCATTGTTTTCCATAGATTGGACCTAAATCTCCATGTTCATCTGCAAATTCAGCATCTGTTTTAATTCTATCTATGAACTCCTCTAGTGTATAAGGTTCTGTATGATATTCGTCTAGTTCAGGATTATAGAAACTATTACCATCTGCGATTTGGATTTCTACATCAAAATCATAAAAGGCATCGACATATTTTTTATAAGACCATTCATTCCAAATATTGACATTGTTATCCACTAGATATTTGATATTGGTGTCACCGTTTAAAAACCATAACAGTTCTGTGATGATTCCTCGAGTATACAGTTTTTTTGTTGTCAATAAAGGAAACCCATCTTTCATATTGAAACGAATTTGTCTTCCATAGACTGATGTAGTTCCTGTTCCTGTTCGGTCTCCTTTTTGGTGACCATTATCTAAAATGTCTTTTACTAATTTACAATATTCATAATCAACATTATTTAGATTCAATTTTAAATCTTCTCTGTACTTTATCATATTTTTAATTTTCGTCTATAATAAACATAACGTGTGATTTAGTTATTTTTTCTATACTATCTACCACACGGTGTTCGTTTCCCTTTGATTTTACTTTTGCTATTGCACGTTCTTCTGAATCAGATGCGATATAGAAGGTTTGTCCTGTTCGTTTTGTTTCTATTTTGTAAAGATTTTTGTTATTGTCATGTGTCCAAAATTCCCACCTGTGACCATATATCCTTTCTAATGACTGTCCTTTATAAGTTTCTAAATCCCTTTCTATGTTTTCTTTGTTTACTCTACGATATATATATTCTTTGAACGTTTCCATATATTTGTTTTTGTTATACTTATTAAAACAAAAAAAGGGAACTAATATTTTAGTTCCCTCTTAAATTCTTGAATGTTATGTTTTTTATCCCCAATAGTTATTTGGTGGAACATAGCCTGCAATTTTATCAATTACCTCTTTGGTTACTTTCTTTTGGTCAATGTTTTTACCCGATGCTTTTACTTTAATGTAATTGGCATCTTTGATATAAGAACCTCCTTTGTCTGATTTAGCAATAGTAGAATCAACTCCTCGTTTGTTGAATGCATACCATACATCACCATCTAAATACTTCTTAATATCGTTACCCATATTAAGAATGTCTTTTGCTGTTTGTGCTGCTCCTCTATGAGTATCCATTAAGATTTCTTCTGGAACTTGTCTACTTCTTTCTTTGTTTTGTGCTTTGGCAACGTTGTAACTATTAATAACCCAAACCAAGTGAGTATCTTTTACATCATAACCAAGTTTCTTGATATCTGAAGTAATGCTTCTTAGTTTATTCATATTCTTTAGAGTAACATCGAAGATAAGGTTTGGTTTCCTATCAGCGGGAGCCATTAAAATACCAGCATATCTCGCAAGTTTTCTTTTATCAATTACATTCAAAGTCTCGTCTAGTATTGTATGAAGAGTGCTAACATCATCTGGGTTTTTTAAGTCAAATTTAGAGATATCTTTTCCAGTTTCCTTTTCTGCCATTTTTTTAATCATGTCAGATTTCAATGCTAATTGTTTTACTTCATCAACATCATAAACTTGTCCTTCGATACCTAGTAGTTTATCTTTGACAAATCCCTTCCCTGATCCTGCACCGCCAGCTAGTAATACAGCATTACCAAACTTAGGGTATGCTTTTCCACCAAAGGTAATGAGTTTTTCGTTTAGTTCTTCCGATTCATTTAGAAAGTGTTCTAATCCGTTCATATTTGTTATTATTTGTTTTGTTATTTAATCGGTATGTTCTTGTGAATAACCTTTTCTAATGTCTATTTCGCCTGTCTTGAGCAAATTGGCGATATTGTCTACTTGGGCAGGTAAAATTCTCGGCATTTCGCTTCTATCAATATCGAAAACTTTGCCTCGATAAGTCTTTATCAACTTCAATCTTTTTTCGATATTCTTTTGTCCTGTTTTATTCCACCAACGAATTGCTTTTTCTTTGTCATAATATCTAGGATCGATATACTTGCCTTCAAAAACTGCATTTTTTATATCTTGTATTGTTGCATCGAATAATGATTTGTCTCCATGGTTTTCAGCATTTACGCCTCTCGCATTTCCCAATTTATCCCCAACTTTTCTAAGTACTAGAACTAAGTCTGGAAACTTTAAGTCCATTTTAGTAGCAATTAGTTTTTCTTTAGGGGAATGTAGCAAAGTTGCTGCCCATCTGTGGTGACCATCTACAATATAATTATCTCTCGATATCATAGTTTTCATGTCACCACCTATCATGTCATGAATTACTAACCCCATTGTTTTGCCTACATAAATTTCGTTTTGGGAAGGTTTGAGTTTGTCTACGGTAAGTTTTAATTTCTTACTATCAACATAATCATCTAGAAATTCAGCATCGAGTTCTCCTTGTTTGAAATATGAAGGATCAGCATTCGGTCCTTTTGTTTTCAACAAGTTTAAATCAACCTCTGATGCTTTTATTTTATATATGTTTTCGTTTAGAAACGATTCATAATCCCTCATGTATAAGTCTTTGTTTTGTTATTTAATCCCAAAAACATTGTATCAAAATAATCAAAACGCTTAGTGATAGGCACACTATGTTTTTGGTACTGAAGTGTTCTCCTATGAATCCATATGTGAGTATTGCAAAGAAAACAGTATTGATACTGAATGCCATGAATCGTAACGACCAAGCACCGGAAAAAATGGTTGCCCCTATTCTACATGCTTCCACATAAAGGATTCCTGTTATCATACTGAGTAGATAAACTAAAAGTGGATATTTCCCCAAAAAAATAGGAAATCGAATAGAGGCAACTGTCTGAAACCAAATGACTATACTAGTCACTATCATAAATATAAAGTATATAAAGTAGTTCACTATACAGTTGTTGGAACAAGTTTGTCAATTAGTTTTTGTGCTATTGTTCTACTATGTATAGAAATTGAAGATGTTCTAGTCATCCATCCAAGAAAACCAGTTGCTTCTGTTTTGTCCATAGTGAGAATATTTTGTCCTTTGAGTTTTCCTTTATCAAAGAATACATTGTTCTCTACTCGTTTGAAAAAACCACCAGCATCGATAGTTTCTGAAGTTGTAACCAATGAGATATCTGGATGCACTTTCAATAAAGCATCAAGTATTCTAATAGTTCCGTAGATATCTTCTTTTGCATCATGACTATTTTCTAGTTCTTTTCCTACAAGTCTCTTATGGATTCCTTCTAGTGTATTTGGATATAGTTCTCTATAAATTAGAATAGCATCAATGGTTTTGTTTCTAGTAATAGAAACTGCTTCTACTATTTTTGATTGTAGCATTTTCTCGATGATAAACGGAATATCAAATTTGTTGCTGTTGAAACCACATATAACAACTCCTTGTGTCAAGAAATTATCATAAATCATTTGTGCATCTTCTTTGAAGAAAGGTAGTCCTTCAAGGTCTTCTTTAGTCAGTCCATGTTTTTCAAATGCTTCTTCTGTGATTTCAGCAACCACATCATAATTGGATTTGTGTTCGGTAAACTCAATTCCATCATACTTACAGAGATATATCTGAATGATCTCGTCAGTAACTTTATCAAGTCCAGTAGATTCTATATCAAGAAACGTCAAAGGAGCATTAGTACTCTCGTGTAGTTTGATTAATATGTCTTTAATTTCAGATTTCATAATATCATTATATATTGGTTAATTATTAAAGTAAAAAAGTGGTAATAATATTTTATTTGTATTAAAAAAGAGCAATCGGGTAAAATTGCTCTTTTTAAAAGATATAAGCTAAGAGTTAAGTTGATCTAGTAACTCATATAGTTTATTATCTGTTTTTAGATAACGGGATTCTAATTCTAGATCAGAATAGTTTATTCCTTTGAGTACTTTAAAATCTTTGTTTGTTTTGAACACTACTGAACTCGTAGTATCACAATAAAATGGTTCACTATTAAGATTTTGTTCTATTTCTTTAATCTCTTCTGGGTTTGTGTCATTTAAAGACTTCCATACTAGTTTAGTACTGTTGTTCTCTACTACATTCCAACTATTATTCATCATTTGATTTTTTAATTGTTTCATATACTGTAATTATGGCAGCAAAATATTCTTCTGGAGAAGTTGCCAGTTCTCCTTCTATGGTGTACTTAGATTCGACAAATGCAAAATATACATCTGCTTCGGAAATTCGGTATTCTTTGGAGATATCAAACAAGAAATCATAAAGGTCATCGTTTTCATCAGTATCTTCATCATAGAAACACTTCCTAGCATTATTGTATTTCCTAAAAAACCTGTTGATTTTTAGTTTGTTTGTTTCTAATTGAGTTTGTGTTTCTTTTTCTATCCTAGATAGAATATCGGATATTCCCATTATTTGATTTAATTTCTAATTGTAATATTGAGGGATAGATCATTCAGCAAATACTATTTTACCTATTTGTATTTGGTTGTAGAAGTCACTGTACAATAAACTGAACTCATTAGCAAGACAATCTCTAAATCTTAAAATATAGGTATTGTCTTGCATATCAGTTGTTTTGCCAATGATCTTAAAAGTAGTATCAGTTTTTGAAAATCTGAAATTATTTTGTCGCATCACTTTTTGCTTGTATATCTAAAAATCCATTCACTATTGCTTGAGCAATTTTCAATTGAACTTCGTGATCGACCATCTTTTTGCAATCTTCCAGATTATCAAAGAAAAACATTTCTAGTAACATTGCAGGCATATTAGTCTGTTTCAATACATAATAATTTGCTTCTTTGTCTACATCTCCATCGGACCAAGTATCTTTTCTATACTTTTCATCTGGAAACATTTCTACAACCGCATTGAATACTATTGTTGCCAACGCATCACTTTTAGTTTGTCCTTTTGATGTGAATATTTCTATTCCATTTGCTTTACCTGATCCACTAGCATTTCCATGCATAGAGAAATAAACACAACTTTTATCTCCCTCATAAACGGCATTTGCTTTTCTAACTCTATCACCTAATGATATATCAAAATCGCTATTAACAACATCAATATATTTCAAACAATGTGTATCCATTAGAGTTTTGACTAAGTTAATAACTTGTCTATTGAACACTCCTTCGAAAAACACAAGGTCTTCTTCTGGATGATACCAACTTTTTTTCCAAGTTGATTTATTATTCTTGTCAAAGTTTGGTGCTGTTGTATATTTTCCATCAACTAGTCCACCGTGTCCATTATCTAAAAGGAATGTTATTTGTGACATATCTTACTTTAATTTTTTGGTTAATTCGTCAATCTTTTGATTATAATCATGCATAACATCGTCTGGTCTAACTTTAGTTCTAACGATAGCATTGTTATAGTAAAGGTTTCTAGCAGAAATTTTATATCCTTCTAGTTCCAGTCTTGTTTGCAATTCATCACTTGGTATAGTAAGTGTATATAGAGAATCTACTAAAGTTTCTAAACTTGTGACATTAGTGGAAAACTCTTTGTTTTGTTTCTCTAACTTACCAATTGTTCTATTAGCACTGCACGTTACTAAGAACGTGCAGACTAATAGGCCAAGTGTTATTAAAGGTAGTTTATCTTGTAACTTCTTCATAACATAAATTTATTTTATTCTGGAGAATCTAAATCTGCTGAAGCATTCTCCGCTTGCATTGCTGCAGTTATTGCAACTTCTGGTGTAATTCCTTGTTCTGCTGCTTGTAGTTCAAAACCAGCATCTCTTAGCAGTTGCAAATCTACCTCGATTTCTTGCTGAATGATTGTTCCCAATCCAATAAGAATATCTTTCACTTCGTTGATATCTTCAGTTCCTACGAACTTGTGACCAACTACAAATTGAAATAATGCTCTAATAGATGCTTGAGTACAAGCACTTGTAGTATCTGCTTTCAATTCAGAAATGATTTTGACGGATTCTGACATATCCCATGCTTGTTGACCAACCCATTCCACCTTCGGAAGAATTTTTATATTAATCAAATCAAGACAATCAGAAGACAGAGTAACATCGTACTTTTTTTCTTCTAATTCTTTTTGAACTTCATCAAACTTTGCGTTAAGTTCTTCTAATGTAGCAGTTTCAATATCTGCACCTAGTACTCTTTCTACTTTTTGTGGTTCTACTTCTGGAACCAATTCTTTAACTTTTGTCATTCTTATTCTATTTTGGGTTTAATATTGAATTACTATATTTATTGTTCATTAAAAGCAGACATCTATCTAGCATGCTTCCGATTTGGTAAATCAACCCAGACTTCTCTATAAATAGATCATCTGAAAGTTGCTCAAAATATCCACTCTTTGCTAACTCTATGAAACCAG